TGAAGAAGCTGTTGAGTACTTTGAGTTTAATATTGCGGGCGCGTGGGTAGGGGAGTCTACTCCGTTCTTTCTCCAGAAAATGGAGTTGTAATGTTTGGCGGGGATATTAGAAAAGAGAGAGTGGAAAGAGTAATGACTCTGGCTAGGCAATTGACAGTAATGGAAATGAGGGCGGTGATAAAAGAACTGACCCGTATCCACGACTCGATCATTATGGCAAATGACCCGAAATGGATTAAGTCATGAGATCGATCTATGAGATTCAAAGAGATATTGCCAGGGTGTCTAATTTATTAAATATCCTTATCTTAGAGAAGAAGTTAACGGTTTCCACCTTGGAAGGGATTGAGGTAAGCTCCAAGATCCTGGCGGAAAAAGTTATTGAGAAGATGAAACAATGACCCCCGCGCAAAAAGAGACGTTCTTGATTATTGATGAGTACTGGAAGAACTTTGGGTACGGGCCGACTATTGATGATGTAATGAGACTAACGGGCGAAAAGGGTCGTGGAAATGTTGCGCGGAAGATGCGTACCCTTATCGAAATTGGGGTATGTAAAGGGGTAGCGGGAAAGGCGAGAAGTATACGGCCTTCGTATATACGTTTAAGGGATCTATGACTAACGATGAAATACTATTGGAGTTGATTAGTCTTTTGCCAGAGGAAGAGCAAAAACCATTCCTTCCGTTGACGGAGTCTTTGAATGTAGCCCAAGAGCGAGAGGTCGGGCAAATCGACTTTCTTTCTTTTGTTCAATCTGTCTGGCCTGCTTTTATTTATGGCAGACATCACGCGCTCATGGCGCAAAAATTTGAGGATATCGCTAATGGAAAATCTAGACGCCTTATTATTAATATGCCTCCCCGCCATACTAAGTCTGAGTTTGCCAGCTACCTACTGCCCGCCTGGTATCTTGGGAAATTCCCTGATCGAAAGATTATTCAGTGTTCAAACACCGCAGAACTAGCCGTAGGCTTTGGACGAAAGGTTCGTAACTTAGTAGCCTCGGAAACGTATTCCAAGATATTCCCAAACGTCTCTCTCAGGTCAGACTCTAAGGCCGCGGGTCGCTGGGCAACCAATGAAAACGGCGATTACTTCGCTATTGGTGTCGGCGGTACTGTGACGGGTAAAGGCGCGGACTTACTGATTATTGACGATCCCCACTCGGAACAAGAAGCTGCACTTGCCGCATCCGACCCAACAGTCTTTGACAAAATCTTTGAATGGTATACCTCTGGACCAAGGCAACGTCTTCAGCCTGGTGGTTCGATTGTCGTGGTGATGACCCGCTGGGCAAAAAGAGACCTTACAGGAAAGATCTGCCAATCCATTATAGATAGAGACGGAGACGTCTGGGATATTATTAGCCTCCCAGCGATTCTTCCCAATGGCAGACCACTCTGGCCTGAATTCTGGAGCTTGGATGAATTAACCAAACTGCGCGATGAACTGCCTCTTTCCAAATGGCAAGCCCAGTATCAACAAGACCCAACCTCAGAACAAGGCGCCCTAGTCAAACGGGAATGGTGGCAAGTATGGGAAAGTGAAAGACCGCCAGTCTGTGAATTTGTAATCCAGTCTTGGGACACCGCCTTTACTAAAAATGAACGGTCAGACTACTCGGCATGCACGACTTGGGGTGTATTTCACAAAGACGAAAACCCTGACGATGTAAATATTATTTTGTTAGACGCTCTAAAAGAACGGCTAGAGTTCCCTGAATTAAAGCTACGAGCCATGGAAATGTATAAGGAATGGGAGCCCGATGCGTTTATCGTGGAGGCAAAAGCCTCTGGTGCGCCACTTATATTTGAGCTAAGATCCATGGGAATACCAGTGCAAGAATTTACACCAACCCGTGGTAATGACAAGATCTCCCGTGTAAACTCTGTAGCAGACATGTTTGCATCAGGAAAAGTATGGGCGCCAAGAAAGCGCTGGGCCGAAGAAGTCATTGAAGAATTGGCTGCTTTCCCCAATTCCGACCACGATGACTTGGTGGACTCAAGCACACAAGCCCTTTTGCGTTTTAGAAAAGGCGGGTTTATCCGATTACAAACAGACGAGGAAGACGAGGTTCAATACTTCAAGTCTAAACGAGCAGTCAGTTACTACTAAGGAAATATTATGGCTATTGAAAAATCAATGTACGCATTACCCCAAGGACTTGAGGCAGCTGCTGCCACTATGGAGCCAATCGAAATTGAAATTGAGGATCCAGAGTCTGTCAAGATTGGGATCGATGGCTTAGAAATTGAAATAGAACCTAAAGAAGAAACCGCAGAGGATTTTGACGCTAACCTTGCAGAATACCTAGACAAGGGTCAACTAGCCGAAATTTGCGGTGATTTACTTGGCGATGTAGATGCTGACATTAGCTCCCGTAAAGAGTGGATGCAGACCTACACAGACGGCATTGAGCTTCTCGGAATGAAAATTGAAATCCGTTCGGAGCCATGGGAAGGCGCTTGTGGCGTTTATCATCCACTTCTCTCCGAAGCCTTGGTTAAGTTCCAAGCGGAAACTGTCATGGAAACTTTACCTCCAGCTGGACCCGTAAAGACCCAAGTCATTGGGCGGGAAACCCCAGAAAAAATGGCAGCATCAGATCGTGTTCAAAAGGACATGAACTACCAGATTACCGATGTGATGGTCGAATATCGCCCTGAGCATGAGCGTATGGTCTGGGGCCTTGGACTTTCAGGTAACGCCTTTAAGAAAGTTTACTTTGACCCTAACCTAAACCGCCAAGTCTCCGTCTTTGTTCCCGCTGAAGACTTGATTGTTCCGTATGGCGCCTCGGACTTACAGACCGCTGACCGTGTAACCCACGTTATGCGTAAGACCGAAAACGAATTAAAGAAACTCCAAGTCGCTGGTTTTTATCGAGACGTTGATCTTGGAGATCCCGTTAACACATTTGATGATGTAGAAAAGAAAATTGCCGAGAAGATGGGTTTTCAGGCAACTACAGATAATCGGTATAAACTCCTAGAAATCCAAGTAAACCTCGACATTGCAGGTTTTGAGGACAAAGATGAAGACGGCAAATCAACAGGAATTGCTCTGCCGTACATTGTCACCGTTGAAAAAGGATCGCAGACCGTATTAGCGATTCGTAGAAACTGGAGACCAGAAGATGAGACTAAACAGAAAAGAAATCATTTCGTCCATTATGGGTATGTTCCAGGCTTTGGCTTTTACTGCTTTGGCCTTATTCACCTTGTCGGCGCTTTTGCTAAGTCTGGTACTTCTATTATCAGACAACTTGTCGATGCAGGTACATTATCGAATCTGCCAGGTGGCTTTAAAACACGAGGTCTGCGAATTAAGGGAGACGATACCCCAATCTCCCCAGGTGAGTTTAGAGACGTAGACGTTCCCTCTGGCGTACTAAAAGACAACATCCTCCCGCTTCCCTACAAAGAGCCAAGCCAAGTTTTATATAGCTTACTCGGTACCATCGTAGAAGAAGGACGTAGATTCGCCTCGGCTTCCGACATGAAGATTGCCGATATGTCGGCCAATACCCCAGTGGGTACAACTCTGGCTATTTTGGAGAGAACCTTAAAGGTTATGTCAGCAGTTCAAGCCCGTGTTCATTACTCCATGAAACAAGAGCTAAAACTCTTAAAAGACATCATTCGTGACTACACCCCTGACGAATACAACTACACGCCAGACGTTGGCAATCGTTTTGCCAAACAGTCCGACTACGATAACGTAGACGTAATTCCTGTTAGCGATCCTAACGCAGCAACGATGAGCCAGAAAGTGGTTCAGTATCAGGCTGTTTTACAGTTAGCCCAGCAAGCTCCACAGTTATACGATCTTGCCCAGTTGCACCGCCAGATGCTAGAAGTCTTAGGAATTAAAAACGCCAAGAAATTAGTTAAGCTAGAAGACGACCAACTACCAGAAGACCCTATTACAGAGAACATGAACATTATGAACATGCGCCCTGTTAAGGCTTTCTTGTATCAGGACCACGAAGCGCATATTCAAGTTCATATGAGCGCTATGCAAGATCCCAAAATTGCTGCCATTGTGGGTCAAAATCCCCAGGCGCAAGCCATTAGAGCAGCTGCTATGGCTCATATTCAAGAGCATTTAGCCTTTGCCTACAAGAAACAAATGGAAGAAATCATGGGAATCTCGTTGCCAGAAGATGGGCAAGAAGAATCAATCCCAAGAGATATGGAAGTCCAGATCTCACAAATGGCTTCACAGGCAGCTGATGTGCTTTTGCAACGCAACAAGACCGAAGTTGCAGCGCAACAAGCTCAAATGGCAGCCCAAGACCCAGTCATTCAGATGCAAGCGAAGGAACTTGAACTCAAACAGGCCGAGGAACAACGCAAAGCAATGAAAGACCAAGCCGATGTAGCAACAGATGCTGCTCGCTTGGAATTAGAAAGGGAAAGAATCGCCTCCCAAGAACGAATTGCTGGCGCTCAGATTCTGGCAAAAACAGAAAAAGACGCCATGGAAGTCGAAATTAAACGGATGCAAGAACTTTCCAAGATGCAGCAGTTCAATAAACCTCAAACAGGGAAAAAATAGTGGATAAAAACTTGGATTACCTCTTAAATGAATACAAAACCCGTATCGATATGCTCCAAAAAGCTATTGCAGCTGGAAATTGTGCTAATTACGAGGAGTATAAGTACGCTTGCGGACAGATTCGAGGTCTAGAATCCGCTTGTTTAACCATAACAGACCTCAAACAACGAATGGAGAATTTTGATGAGTGAATTACTAATCGGCTCAAATCCCGATGACGTAACAAAAGTAACAACTCTGCCTCAAACAGCAGAAGAAAAAGCAAGACAACTACCTGAACCCTCTGGATATCGCATTTTGTGCGCTATTCCTGAGATTGATGAGACTTACGAGAGCGGAATCCTCAAATCGGATGCCACGATGCACTACGAAGAAGTTTTATCAACGGTGTTTTTTGTCGTAAAAATGGGTCCTGATTGCTATAAGGACGAAACTCGTTTCCCTTCTGGGCCATGGTGCAAAGTGGGCGACTTTATTCTAGCCAGACCAAACTCTGGCACACGACTAAAGATCCACGGACGTGAATTTAGGATTATTAACGATGATTCCGTAGAAGGACTCGTTGAAGATCCCCGCGGCATAACCAGAATTTAAGGAGAAAATCATGCCTGATATTCAAATGACGGAATATAAATTCCCAGATGAACCAGAAGATAAGGTAGAAGAATTAGAGCCTATTGAAATTGAGATTGAAGACGATACACCCCCAGAGGACAAGGCAAATGCAGAGCCTATGCCAAAGGAAATCGTTGAAGAGCTCGATAAAGATGACTTAGAGGAGTTCAGCGGAGAAGCAAAGAAGAAGTTGTTGCAGATGAAAAAGGTCTACAACGATGAACGCAGAGCAAAAGAGGCTGCTGACAAAGAACGTCAAGAAGCTGTTGATTTTGCTCAAAAAATCATCGAAGAAAACAAAAAACTTAAAAACAGGCTAACAACTGGTGAGCAAAGTTTAGTTTCTAGTTACAAAGAAAACATAACTCGCGAACTAGAAGAGGCTAAACGGTCTTATAAAGAAGCTTATGACTCTGGCGATTCTGAGCTTTTAGTAAATGCCCAAGAAAAGTTAACTGAAGTCAAATTAAAATCTCAGGAATTAGAAAGATATAAACCTGAATTTTCAGAAGAGGCTTTACAATCTCAAGAAAATGATGTAAAAATACCTCAACCTCAACGTTTGGACTCAAAAACCCAAGCGTGGCTGGACAAAAACAGCTGGTATGGGGTAGATGAAGATATGAGCTACCTAGCAATGGGTGTTCATAGACGCTTGGAAAGAGAAGGAGTTCCGATAGGATCTGACCACTATTTCAAGTCGATTGACACAGAAATGCGTCAAAGATTCCCAGAGAAATTTGGGAATTCCGAAGAGACCAAAGACTCTTTCGAGGTAGAGGCCAAACCCTCTGCAAAAACTAGTAAACCGAGCACGGTGGTTGCGCCAGCGACTAGGTCTACCTCTCCAAAAAAAGTCAGACTTACGCCAACGCAGTTACAACTGGCAAAGAAATTTAATCTAACACCAGAGCAATATGCTCGTGAACTAACTAAACTGGAGTCCCAAAATGGCTGAAAACAGAAAACCTCGTGAAGTAGAAACCCGTCAACAAGAAATGCGGCCCCAGCAGTGGAAACCGCCTGAATTGTTGCCAGAACCCGACAAGCAAGCAGGATTTGCTTATCGGTGGATCAGAGTAGCTACTTTAAACACCGCGGATCCCCGCAATCTATCTGCCAAACTCAGAGAAGGATGGGAACCTGTACGTGTTGAGGAACAACCGAAGTTTGCACTGCTAATCGACCCTCAAAGTCGTTATAAAGACAACATTGAGATCGGTGGGTTGTTGTTATGCAAAACCCCAATTGAGTTTGTAGATCAGCGTAATCAATATTATTCTAATCAAGCAGAAGCTCAAATGGATGCTGTAGACAACACTCTTATGCGCCAGAACGATCCTCGTATGCCTCTCTTTAATGAGAGAAAAACTGAGATAAGTCGTTTTGGAAGAGGTTAATTTTTTAAACTTAGGAGATTTATTATGGCTTATCCAAGCGTAACAGCTCCCTACGGCTTACGCCCAATCAACAGCGTGGATGGCAAACCCTACGCTGGTGCAACCCGTCAATTGCCAATTGCGAGTACTTATAACACTCCAATTTTTAACGGGGACATTGTGGCTTTAGTCGATGGTGGCACTATTGCAGTATCAGGCGTTACAAACGACTCTACAACTTCAGCTGCTAACTACACTTATGGTGTATTTATGGGCTGCCAGTATGTAAATGCTCAAGGTCAA